TTCCTGAGTGCCGGGAAACTGGATGATGATGTATGGGCTGAATTCACACAAAAAGTGGAAGAAGCTAAAGAAAAATATGATTGGACTAAATTTAAAACAGAGTGTCTGATCGAAGAACCACAATGGGAATCCCAAAAAGAAACTAAAAATGACTGAAGAACATAATGTGGTGGAAGCACCAGAGAGACAGGAAACCGATGCTGAGAAGATCGAAAGATTGGAAAAGCATGAAAATGAACTTAATGAACAAGTGCAGAATCAGGCAAATAGGATTAAGACATTGACTGGTAAACTAGAAGAGCAGGGAAAGTCATTCAGAATACTGGCAGATGGAATACGTCCCTATTTGGATATTCCAGAGAATGATGATTATGATTTGGAATGTAAGATTGAAGGTGTTGTAGACAGTAAATTTGATGACTCGTTCACAGATAAATTCAGTGAGAGCATCAATGATGTTACTGTAGAAATAGATTCTGTTAGTGCAACATTAACTTATTAATATAAACAAGGGTTAATTCTATTAGGACAAAAGCGTGGGCGAAAGCCGTAAAGAGCAAGTTACTCTACCTCTAATGGGATTAACCCTATTCTTATAAGGATATATATGATTAATGGAATGGACATTGGTCAGTTACAAGACCACTTGAAAGAACAGGACAGTCTGAAGATCGACTACATACAAGACGGTAATCAGATGGAGTTTCAAACATATGTTCAAGAAGAATGGAATGAAGGTCTTCAGAAACATACAATAACCAATCATGGAGAAATGAGACTCTATGGTGATGATTATGAAGAAACAGTAAGAACAACACCTCATGCAAACATGCAGATTGGTAACAGGTTTGGCATTCCTAACAGTTATTTCAATAGGATGCTTGACACAGAACCTGATCTCTTAAAGGCAAATGTGAACTGGTGGATGCGTAAGGCAATGCCTGAGAAGAAACATATGGTTCGGACACTTGGAAGTCGTGCAAGAGCATTTGTTTCTAACAGGTTCAACAATCAGTTGGATAACTATGATGTCGTTCAAACATTGTTACCTCCTTTAGAGAAACTTGATGTTACGTTTAAAGACTCCTATGTTACTGATAATAGGATGTATTTAAGAGGGATGATACCCGGAATGGAACGAGAAATACAAACTCGTAAAAAAGTTGGAGAAGTAGTCAGAATGGGATTCTGTTTTTCCAACAGTGAAATAGGATTAGGTCAATTGGTACTGGAACCTGAGATCATCACATTAGCTTGTCTCAATGGGATGACTATCAATCAGTTGGCTCATAAGAGGAAACATATTGGTATGAGTTACAGTCTTAATAATGAAATCATATATAAAGATTCAACCAAAGCATTAGCAAATCAGGCATGGTTATCTTCAGTGAAGGATGAGATTGAGCATATTTTCAAAGAAGATTCATTTGATAAGATTGTAGAACAAATGCAGAACTCAGCAGACAGCAAAGAGATTAAAGACCTTGAGAAGACAAGAGACAATGTAGTCAAGGACTTTGCAATGAGTGAAGCAGAAGGTAAAAAGATCTTGGAAGAATTATTCAATTCAGGAGATAGATCACAATGGGGTATGGCAAGTGCCATCACTGCAAGTGCTCATAATGCACCTCATGCAGATCGTAAAATGGACTTGAATAAAATAGGTTGGGATGTCGTTAACATGGAACCACGGAAGTGGGAAGAGTTAGCGATAGCGGCATAGTTTATCGGCCTATGTCGTGACACATGGATGTGTCTTTTAAGGGGCTGAAAGGCAACTTTTGGTCCCTTTTCTTGCCTTTTAGGAAAAACATGGATGATAGAGAGCTAGTCCTTCGTTATTGTGCAATGAGAGATGCACAAAAGCATATGGAATCAGAAGAAAAGGAATATATGGAAGTACCTTGTGAAGTATGTGGAGAAGGAATCGAAGTTAATAGAACTACATATCAATTCCAATCAGAAGTATATAAAGATGATTTATATTTCTGTGATAATTGTTCTCAGGTTAGAGGAATATGAATAAACCTGGATTTAGGTTGTTGACAATTACAACAGATCTTGCTAAACCATTAATAGAAGAAGCTATGAACGATTTAAAGAAATCTGAAAATGACAGACTTAACGGACAAGGTGAAACTACTAAGACTCAACTTGAGCAATATAGCAAAAAAGGCAGGAGTGAGCAGACAGTTAGTCTCCATGGTAGTGAATGGAAAACGCCAAAACTCGCTTATCAAGACGCTCCTGCGTTTAGAGGTAGAAAGGCACATGAACTTGTTGAGGAACATGGAGGAGAAAACTACCCCGGAGAAACCACCCCAATAACACTCGCATTAGATTTAAAACTGGCATCTCAGGCTAGATTCCATGTCAATGGATTATTCAAAAGCAAAATAAAAGAAGAACAATTCAGAGGTAAAGGTAATCTAACAGTTGTTTTTCTATTAGAGAGTGGAACAGAAGTAACAGCATATTACAGAGAGAGAAGAACCCAGAAGAAGTACCCGACACGTGTATGGATACTTAAATGGGGATCTCAAATGACAGGAATAGATGTATCACCTGTTATTATACCTGTAAGGGTCGAAAAGGGAGGAGCAGACGTTATTGTAGACTATTACTCAGTCAATGACTTGATCAAGAAAGGAATAGTACAAACAGGAGACGTCTGGAAAACCAATGATAAATTAGCATTAAGGAAATATAATTTAAACATATGACATTTAATTTCAATGAATGGTCAGAGAAATGGAAAGAACAACCACAATTCAACCCGGAGGACAAAGAGTCACGGAAATGCGGATTCGGTGCTACCGATGTCGTAGCCTTAATGGGCTACCAAAAAAACAGAACTCCCAACATGGTATTAGACGAAAAAAGAGGGATTCGGGAACCAGACGATTTGAGCGAGAATTGGCACGTGAAATGGGGGATTTATGATGAAGCAACCATTAAGAGAATTGCACGTGTAGAGTGGGATTGGGACATACGTGACACATACCAGACGTATTGGAAAGGTTTCATTTATGCTCACCTAGATGGACTCATAAATATTTCAGAAACTTCTTATGGGTTAGAAGTTAAAAGTCGTGAGTCTTTCATGAAATATCAATATGGAGAAGAAAAAACAGATCAGATATTGAAGTCTGAAATGATTCAAATCCAAACCATGTTGATGATCACAGGACTTCCAGCATTCAAACTATTGGTACGTTGTGGAAAAGAACCATTGAAGGTTTTCTACATAGAACCAGAATTTCAGATACAAAAAGCAATTACTGAAAAGGTTGGAGATGCAGTCAAATGCCTGATGAATGGAGGTTATCTTGATGTAGTAGAGAGTAAAGACACTGATTATATATATAAAGAAGGAGGTAAAGATAAAGAATATATAGAACTATCTGATGAAATAGAATACGAACTGGAACACTGGAAAATTGCAAATCAGGATTTGAAGGAATTACAGGACGAAGTAGATCTATGGAAAACAAAAATAAAGAAACGGATCGGAGATAAATATGGAATCAAGGATTCAGAAGGAAATACCAGAGTTGTCTGGGCAAAACGTAAAAAGGGAAGAGCAATCATTCCCTATTTCAACACTCCATCAGGAAGTACAAATGAGTAACTCAGAACGAGCAATTATTCCATTTGCACAAGGATCATCACAACCAATCCTTGTTGATACAGATTTGGAACTAAAGAAATTAGAATTGTCAGCACACCGTATGGATTATCATATGAAGCTGGCTACTGCGGTTTTGCAATCAGGACTTGCACCAAAGCATTTCCAGAATCCACAGGCCGCATTTGTTGCAATTGAGTATGGAGTTGCAACGTTAGGCATGGAACCTATGTCTGCGTTGTGGAACATTTCAGTAATTCAAGGCAAACCAAGTCCAAGTGCCGCAAGTGCCATTGGTGCGTGCGATGCTTACTTGGATGAACCTCATGAATATAAATACTATGACCAAAAAGGTACTGAATTACCCCAAGACACAGACAATGCTCATAAAGTCGTATGTCTGATGAAGAGGAGAGGGAAGGTTTTCACTGGGAACTTCTCCTTGGACGATGCACAGCGGGCTGGTCTGACGAAACAGGGTGGTGGTTGGGAAAAGTACCCCAAACAGATGTTGGAAGCGAGATCGGGGATGTTTGCGGCTCGGAAGAGTTGCCCCAACATTTTTGCTGGTATTTATTCGACTGAGGAGGTTCAGCATTTCAAGTCAGATCAATCATCAGGACAAGGAAACAACCAAAAGGGCAGTAAGGATACGGAAAGTGCAAAAGATGCAATACTGGCCGATCTGAAGATCCCTGAAGGTAAAACTGATGAAGTCGAAGAGAAACTGACCTACCTACAGATGCGAAAAGGAGAAATAAACAGTAAGGTTGATGAAGACAGAACCCAACTTTCATATGACACTGTTACTGATCTTTGCAGAATGAAAGCATCAGAATGGGAAATGAGTATGAACAAAGCAGATTGGCATGACTTTTGTGTCTTTCTCAATGAAGTAAAATCATCCTATCCAAAGGATGTCCAATCCAAGTAAGTTCGGAGATCTGGCATCAAAAGTTGAAGCACTTGCAGAAAAACATGGTGTAAAGAAATCAGGACTTCCTGTAAACCGTTGTCAGGAGATAGATCTTGGCAACGGAAGAACAGGGATGTTGTGGACTGATGAAAATGGAACCAGCTTCTTAACGCTAGAATCAAAGAAATCACAAGATACCATCATGTTTGAGTTCCAGAAGGCATTAGAAAGTGCTGGTATGGAACGTTACAGCAATCTTGGGTACAAACAGTTGAGTGTCATTCCTGAAGTACAAGGAAGAGCAATTAAAGAACTTGCACTACAGACAGTAACTCAAGGGTTCTTCCTTTGGGGTAATGTCGGTACAGGCAAGACAACACTTGCAATTCAAATTTCATTTCAGGCAATCGCAGATAACCGTTCAGTATCCTTGTATCGGTGGCAGGATTTGCTGTCTAAAGCACGTGCCACAATGAACACTGATACCAAGGACACTCTTCAGGATCTTGTCGAACCTCTTAAGAAAACAGATTTATTTGTTTTAGATGAATTGGCAAACAAGAAGAGATCAAATGCAACAGATTTTGAAACAGAATTGTTCTTTGATATTGTTGCATCAAGACATGGTGCAGAACGTCCCATGATCTTAACATCAAATATGTCTCCAAAGGAGATTGAACAAGTCTATGGTTCAGCACTTGTCTCAAGATTGCTGGATCGTGACTTCATGGAAATCATTCAATTTAAAGGAAAAGACAAACGATTATGAAAGAAACAAATTGGTTAGAGGGATTTTCCCTTGATACAACAAAGAAGGAACCACGGCTAGGTGCATTAAGTGTCCGTTTCAACCACACTGATGAAAATGATATGAAAATCTATGCTGTCATTGCTCAAATGGCAAAAGATGGTGATATCACATCACATCAGGTTGCAAAACAGATGTTGATCCACATGGTTGAATCAATGATGCAAGTTGATAAAAACAAGAAGGATATTGAAAAGGAAGACAAGAAAATAGAGGCACGTAAAGAGAAACAACGTAAATATGCAAAAGACTATTATTGGAAAAAACAGACTGAAAAGAAAAATAAAGTAAAATTGAAACAGAAGAAGGAAGACTTGGAGAAGTCATACAAAGAAATGGATGTTCATAACAGCAAAGTCGCAGGTGATATGGTCCGTGAATCTCCTAACTATAATAGCTAAATAACCACTCCAGAGGGCTACCATGCTTCAAAGTCTCCGCAGTTGCAATTTCGCTGTAACTGTTTCACCAAGGAGTAACCAAAATGGAGTCAGTCATGGATACTCATAACCTCCTACGGTGTG